TGTATTTATGGTGTTGCATCAAAGAGAACATAGTATTATAGTAGACCGCGATATTAGAATACCCGGTCATCACGTAAAAAAACTATTGAGACCCTTCAGAACAACATCAGTCGATTTGCCAGCTTTGTTCTTTAATGTCACAGTATGTTCTAGAGACGGCATCGTATCAAAGAATTCTTTGATCTTGTTCATGCTATCCATCGGTAGGCTGTTAACGAATTCTTCGAGATCTTTTTCTGTAAAATCAGTGTACACTGTCTCGCTGTCATAGATCTTATCGATACACTTAAACAACATATCAAATACAGCATCTTCTTTGTTATTTGAGTCATCGAGCAATCTGACTTCATCTAGAGTGGGATATCTCATCGCCAATCCTACATCATCATGTATGATAAATTTGCTCTTATGCTCTGGGTTATTTTTGATCTCGATGTTGTCTAGATTAACTTTGAACTTGATGACTTCTTCGGTGTCAGGATCTTTGTATTCGAGATCTACGACTTCACCTATCGATTTTGAACGAAGCTTGACGAACAGATATTCGACATCAAATGTTGCTAGCTTATCTACATCTACCGATTCGATGATACAATTTTGGATGATCTGCTTGACTGCAGCGATCACATCTTCAGTCTTCTCTGAAGATTTTGCCATCAGAAGGATCTTTTCTTCTTGCACAGTGAATGGTTTGATATTGATGCTCTGCTGAGTAGAAGGTATTGTCACAGAGTATGTTGGGTGTTTGATCTTTGGTAATGCCATAATATAGGTATCCTTATGTTAAAAATTAAGCCCGTCACGAACGCGGCTGCCTTTGTAAATTAATTTTTCTGTTATCTTATTTAATTGTTCATCGATATCTTTAATTCTTTCTGTCAGAGCAGTTGTTCTAGTCAGTGAATTTCTATCGGCAACACCTTGATCTAATGTCGTTGATGTCCAGTTAGTATATGCAAAAGTCACCGGAATTTTTAAGATCTGATCTTGCATGTTCCAATCGACCTGGATGTCTCCGATTGATATAGGATATGCTTCGAGCAATTGATATTTTACAATCGTGTTATCTGCTTGTTTTGTAGTTTTTATCTCATTCATATGAATTATCTCTACAACACCATAGTATTCGTTAGGATATTGGAAAGAATTTAATGGCAGCCCTTTGACTGTACCGTTAGGATTTGCTGCATCATTAAAGGCAAATACTGATTGCATCCATGCATGAAAATATTTAAATACTGATCCGTCTGCATCGCTATAGAATGTCAATGGAATATCTTGAAATATTGTAGCATACGGACGTTTTTCGACGTTGCCGTATCCGGACATTCTTATCTCATCTGTCTGATATCCCAAGCCCGGAAGGTAAGCGCTGTCACAAAGGAATGAGAGATTTTCTGCACCTCCTACTATAACAGGGCCTCTGTCAGCTCGTCCGACATTGGCAGTTGTTGGCCTTGTGATAGTCACCATGAACCTAGATGCTTTGGATAACCCACCTACTGAATTGACTGCAGAGAGCATTTCATTGATACTAAACGCCATTTATGATATCTTTCGACTCTTTGTATACATAATTCTTAGATTTCTTTGCAAATCTCTCTAACGGCAAGAACATTGCAATGTCCCATTCATTAGCGGGTATCTGTAAAAATCTACTCCTGACATGGCTGTGCAAATATCGTTTCACACACGGTTTAAAATATTTATAACGTGAAGCAGCATTTAATAGCTTATACGAAGCTCTTATCTTTGATGTCTCGTTGTATTTTTCATTATTTAACAGATCATAGAGATAATCTAGCAATCTCGCTCTGTATACATGCGGCAGGTAATGTAGGTTCATCGCAAGGAAGCTGTCACCCTGATCTTCGAAAGGAAATATCAGCGGGAATCGATCATAGTAAGGGAGGTCTTCTTTATGTTTAGGATCGTATTGGAACAGATACATGAATCCTGGACGAACAAAATTCTTGCTATATTGTGGGTTCCTGCTGACTAGCGTCTCTACTCTTACAGATCGAACTTCTCTTGCTTTGTCTCTAAACCAATCTCTGACGTTAGGAGCTCCTGGCTTAAATACGGAAGTTGCTCCTATGCTAGCTTTACCTTGTTCAAGAATCTTTGTAAAAATAGGCATTATCTCTTATCCAATCCTAGATCTTTTTCTGTTAGTATCTTAAACTGCCATTTCCTATCAAGACAGAACTGTTCAGCAGCTTTCCATTTAGCGCTATTGACGCCATAAGTAGTCACTTCATTGATATATCTTCTAGTTATCTTCTGTTGCTTGACCGGTTCTTTGCATTGAGCATAGGGTTTAATCTCTATTATCATTGTATTTATCGAGCCGTCCTTGACAGATGTCTTTACCCAGAAATCAGGAAAATACCTATGGATCTTGTTGTCCATAGGGCTGACATAGGGGATAATTATCTCTTCTGATGACCATTGGATCACACCCGGGTGAGAATCAAGATGTCTCATGAACCTCAATTCCCACAAGCTCCTATAAACGATGTTTGTAGGATTTCCTTTATATTTTTCAGGAAACTTGGGTCTAAATTTACCTTTATACGACATGCCATATTACCATTATAAATATACGATATATTTATAGGAGTTTATATCGAGCATGCCTAACGTAACTGACACCTTTGTATTTCCATTAGAAGTGCCTGAATTCTATACAAGAATGTCATTGAGGAAGTATGAGAGGCCAAAGCCCGGATCTACTTTGACACCTACGTTTCGAACATATATCAGGCTTCCTATTCCGCAACAATTGATAGATTCTTTTAATATATCTGTCAGCGGAAATAACATGGAATTATTAGGCAATATATCCAATGCCCCTGCACAATTAGCAGCAGCAGGCAGATCATTATCAGAAGATTTTGCTGCTGCTAAAGGAGGTGAGGGCTCTGCAATCATGAAAATGGTTGGTGAAGTTGCGGCTCTTACACCCGGCATATCAGATAGCAATCTTGGTAAATTTTCACAATCAAATCTTGGCATTGTGCGAAATCCGCATCTGACGACTATATTTGAAGGTGTAGCTTTAAAGCAATATCAATTTACATGGAGGATTTCTCCTAAGTCAGAAAAAGAAGCACGATCTATGAATAGTATGCTTGAGTATATCAAAGCATTTATGCATCCAGAGATAATCGGTGAAGGATTTGCCCTAGATTATCCCTACCTTGCCACTGTTGAATTTGTAACCGGCTCCAGCAATATCAATCTGCCTAACGTATCAGATTCATTCATAACAGGTCTATCTATCAATAGCATGGGTGGAGGAACACCTGCATTCTATAGAGATGGTACTCCTGTTATCACTGAGATATCCATGACTTTTCAAGAGATCGATATCAAGACAAGAGGAAATTTTGCCGCCGGAAAGACAGGAAATCCTTCTCGACCTCTTGATGTAACAACAGGACTGCCTCCGGTAAGTTACTCGGGCCCGGGTTCATCGTGACACCTTTACGAATTTTAAAACAGAGAACTTAAATGTCATTAGCTAATTATTATCCTTTTGTAACTTATAATAATCTAAAAGCGATCAATCTGCTCGTAGAGGCAGAAGTCGTTAAAAAATATCTGGAAGATTATAGATTATTCTATACATACATCATAAAGAATGGTGAGCGTCCGGATACTCTTGCCTATGATGCTTATGGAGATTCCACTCTTGATTGGGTGATATTCCTCACAAATGGCATCGTCGATCCCTATAAAGATTGGATACTGGATGACAAGCAATTCATATCATATCTAGAAACAAAGTATAATACTGCTGTAGAAAAATTAACTACGACTACAATAGCAAGTTCTATCGCATATTACTACTACAAAGGGATCGCCAGTGATAGCCCTGAGACAATCGCTTCATATAATTACAATATGACACCGACAACATATTCTAAATTAGGCAGTCCTGCAGGTTGGATCGCCAAGAGCGTATGGGATTATGAGAATGAGATCAATGAATCCAAGAGAGAAATCAAACTGATGCGGAATGAATTCGTTTCGGATTTCAAACAACAAATAAAAGATATATTTAATAATGGCTAATCTCAATCCTTTAAATATAACAGTATCCGATATTGAAATAGAAAAATTCAATAAAAGGGATAAGATGAGTCTGATGCCTCAGTTCATGGAATTGACCATATATCAATCTATGTTTGAACCTGCTATAAAAGCTGAGATGCTTATCAATGATCCTATCGGATTGTTCGTTAATTATCCTTTCACGGGTGAAGAGCTAATAATAGTGACATATGATCAGGTCAACACTGGCAGCAGCGATACATCCGCCTCCGCGGGAAGCTATTTTCAAGACGTTAGCCCAAATAAGACCAACCAATTAAAATTTATTATCAAAGGTGTCCGTGATATCATCATCGGCGATAGAGCAAGATCGTTAATGTATATCGTTGATCTTGCAAGTCCTCAATTGCTCCAGAACATGAGAGATTATGTATCTCATGCCTACTATGGTCTGATTGAAGATATGGCGGAAAAAGTATATGATGAATATATCGCGCAGGGAACAACTGATTTATATAAAATTTCAAAAAAACCTTTTGTCAAAGAGACATCGATCAAATCTAGAAAAATGATCGTTCCAAACATCCGACCCTTTCATGCTATCAGTTGGCTAGCAAAACATGCTGTCGCAAAAGAGAATGGCCGGCATTTCCTCTATCTGTTCTATGAAGATCTGAAACAATATAATTTCGTCACCATACAACAGATCATCGAAGATGCTTTAAAGCAGAGAGAGACTTTAAGAAAAAATAAATATAGGTATATCTCAGATATAGGCAGTCTTAGTAAATCAACAACCGGAGATCAAAACCAAGATCTCCGTGTGATCACCAACATCGTAAACAACAAGAGATTTTCTTCTATAGAAAAGATAACAAGCGGTTATTATCAGAATGAATTATTTGAGATTAATATGTTGCAGAAAGCGTATGCCAGCACTCCGACAGAATTAGATGAAACATATCAATACGATAAGAATATTCCTTCATTGGGAGAGCATTCTTTGAATACCCCTGGTTACATCAAATATGTTAAAAATGAGAAGGTAGAAAAAGAATATTCAAATAGAATAAGGTATATAATAAACAATTTTCCCGATGTTGATGGGGAAGGTATGAATCAACCTTCATACAGAAGTAAATTCGGAAATGTAGCTAAATATATGAATGCTCTCAATCAGATCGATCTGACAGTCACGGTCCCGGCAAACATGGATCTGAGAGCAGGTCAAGTTATCTATTGTGATCTGCCAGAAAATCATGGATTTAATACCGTTGAAACAGATAAATATATCTCAGGATTGTTCATCATATCAGAAGTTAAACAAGTGATAATGCAGGGTAGTTTAGCAGCTACTACTTTACGAATATATAAAGATGGATATCTCAATAGCCTTGCAGAATCATCGTTATATAATTCTACTGGTAGAGGCACAGGTTTGCAGGGACCAAATTAATGTTTGATGATGATTTTTATGGCGACAAATTTAGATGGTTCACTGGTGTCGTAAAAGATGTCGGCAGCGATGGTCGAGTGCGTGTCAGGATATTTGGTATACATGGCACAGAAGATACGACAAAAATATCTGATGGCGATCTACCATATGCCATGGTGCTGTTTCCGACAACTGGAGGACAAACCTCAGGCGGCAATGCCAGCCATGGGCTAGTTAATGGAACTTGGGTAGTAGGATTTTTTGCTGATAACGAAGATTCACAGCAACCCATCATATTGGGTGTCATCAATGGAGGACAGGGTTCTGTTAACAATTCTCCTGGAGGACAAGCACCTTCACCATCTTATTCTGATAGCGGGCTGATACTCACGCCAGATACAGGCGGCGCGCCGACAGATACCACTCAGACACCACCCACAACACAGCTAACAGGTTCTGGCAATCCTCAAAAAATATATAATTTCTTTTGGGAAAAGATAAGAGCATTAAATGCAGTCGGACCAGAAGCATCTTTGAAAGCTATATGTGCTGGGATAATTGGAGTCCTGCAAGGTGAATCTGGGCCTAGCATAAATCCCACATCATATAATTCTATTGGGGCTTTTGGCATATGTCAATGGTTGGGTCCTAGAAAACGAAAATTAAGCGGTCCCGACTGGCACGGAAGCCTTGTTTCTAAAACTAATGCACCTTCATTGGAAAAACAACTTGATTTTATGTGGTATGAATTGACAGTAGATGAAAAGGACGTATTTGCAAAAATGTTAACAGCTCAAAACATTGAAGATGCTGTAGCATTTACTAATATGTTTGAAAGAGATGAATCTTGTTTTGAGCCAGGACCTGATGGGAAAACACCTAGAAAACCTCTTAGATTATTAAGCGAGTGTAATAGAAATCATCCTAACTATCCAAAAAAATTAAAATTTGGCCGTGCAGCTTATGAAAACCTTTCTTATACGGGAACTGCGGAAACTACGGGACATATGCGATGAAAAATGTATCTCCTGAAGCACTATCATATTGCAGCAATTTTTATTTTACTTTTTCTAAAACTTTGAGAAATCAATCCGTCAATTTAAATGACTATGCTAGCGCTACATTTATAATTGATGTTGATGGTAGAGTATATCAGGGTGCTGCAGCACAGGAATCCGGTGCTTCAGTAGTTATCATTGGCGGTACAACAGAATTTATAAATGAAAAAGCTCCTGTAGTACATGTGGATTACTATATCACTCAACAGCAAAAAGTAACTTTATATACAGCAATGAAATCTCTCTCAACATTTACCAACTCTGCTGAGATAGATAGCGACAATGACCAATTACGAAAAGCCGTTTCAGCTCTTTACTTAAATTTTTGTGGGTAACATATGTCTATTAATCCAGATGCGTTTGTATCAGATCCTTCACAAATCAAAAAAATCACCAACAGAGAAGGTGATGGTGTTAGCAGATCTACAGCACCTCAAGTAATCACTGCTGGCGTCACTTTTCCTTATTATGAAGTGTCTGTAAAAGATAAACCCAGCACAGGTAGTGATCAAGCGATTACTCATACTGGCGCAGGAATAGGCACTGCCAGCGGCGTTGGTGCATCGGGAGACATGCAAGGATTTGTCTCCTCTACAGGAAACAAGATTCTAATCAACAATGAGTTTGGTTCTGACACTATAACTCTACAGCATCATTCAGGTGCAACTATCATGATAGATTCTGACGGATCTATTCACATGGTATCATCCGGCAAAAGAGGCGTTGGAATGATTGCGCCAAAAGGTGATGCTACCGTATTTGCAAGAAACCATCTGATCTTAAAAGCTGATGGCAGAATAACGATTGAGACAGATGGTGATCTAGATTTCAATGTGGGCGGCAATCTGGGATTCCATGTGAATGGAGATATGATCACAAATGTCCGAGGTTCTTCAGAAGAATCTATCGAAGGAAGCAAAGTATTCGAAGTAGCAAAAGACATGAGCACGATGATCGCAGGTGATAACAGGATCACGTCTGCGGGTAAAACCAAGATACAATCATCCCAGAGCATCGATATGGATGCGGGTAAAGATATCTTTGTTAGAAGTGACGCTGCTATCTCGGTGCAAGCACAAAAAGAATTCACTGCTCTATCTTTAGCTGACATGAATCTGGGAACAAAGGCAAAATTTACAGCGCTTGCTACAGGTGACATGAATTTAGGTTCGAAGTCGAAGATCATTGCCAAGTCATCAGGTGATATGAGCATAGAATCAGGTGGCACATTTGATGTTAAAGCAGCTAGCACGACCAAGATATCATCCGGGGGTGCCGCATCTATCCATTCTGCTTCTACTATAGATGTATTGGGTAGCGGCAAGATACAGATCAAAGGATCTGCTACTGACGTTCAGGTAGGAGGATCCTCTAGCCCTTCGGCTCCATCTGATCCTGCAGATCCCGGAGAAGCATCGTTAGCTCAATATGCTCCAGCAGAGACGATCATCGATAACATAACAACTTTGAGAACCGCTCCTGATTTTCCTATGAACGCCAAGAAGATGTCCAAGGAAGAATTCTCTCTTTACAAGAATGAAGGCGGAAATCCCAATCCTGTTGCTGAAGGTGCTGCTGCAGGAAATTCTGGAGCTGGCATGGTTCCATCAATAGTTGATACAGGTGAAACCATCGGACCTGTTGCTGAAGGAGCTTATGATAGACCTGACGGATCAGTGACTAGCACAGGAATTGCACAACAAAATCCCATGCCGATGCCCACTTCGGTATATAATTCTAGCGAGAAGATATCCAGACATGTTACTGTGGGAATGGTAAAGAATTTGAGATACGCTCCTGCATCTCGACACCAAGCAATCCTTACTGAAGCCATGAACATCGCCTGGAACATATTAGATCCATTGTTTGATAAGTTTGGATCTAGGATACAGATCACTAGCTGGTTTAGATTGAGCAAAGCCACATCTAAACACACCACTGGGGGTGCTGTTGATCTGAGATGTTCAAATAAAGATGATACTACAACTACTGCTGCTATAGCAGCTTATGTGAGAGACAATCTTCCCTTTAGCAGGATATATCTAGAAAAGAATGACTCTCCAGGAATACATGTACATCTTGAATCTGCTAAACCTGGCCAACAAGGAGGCGGTCTTGTATTATCATGTGCTGATCCTAACTGTAATAATTCAATACCAGGATTATCGCATTCGTATGTGGTCGCTGCTCTAAACGGAAGAAGGACAGGATAGCGATGGCCAACCAAATCTTAAATTCTACTACTCTATCAGCTATACAAAAAGGTGATTTTCAACAACCGGGATTCTATGGCAACCAAGAATTAAAAGAATCAAACAACACATTTAATAATGCTATACAGATAGGAGCACAGCTTTTGGGAATAGCAGCTGAATTGAAATTTGCTAAACCCCCGCCTGTCAAGTATGTCCGTACTCCTCAAAATTATATCTTGACTGATTTTGAAAAGGAATCTATCTATAATAAATCTGTTGAGCTTGCATCTTTTGGAGTTGTTCCTCAGGATACTTTAGAAAATTTCTTTTATATACTTGCTGCAAACGAGAACCAGAACGATCTTGAATATATCGCAAATGTTATCGGAATTCCTGATCTTGGACAGCCAAGATATATCAGAAACATAAGGGATATCACTCAGATACAGGATATCTATAAGGTTGGATATTTAGCAAACGGAATCGCATCGATCAATCAGAGGTATGCACCTCAATATACAAGCATCCAACAATATGATGATTATACTCAGAGCAGTGGCGGTGATATTTTATCAGCAGTAGCCCTAGGAACGACATTAGGAGTGATAGGACCAGCTATCATCGAGACAGCTGGCATATTCAATGCCCACTCGGGCATCCTCAAGAATGCTCCTGCATTATCGACTGCTGCAATCAACCAATCTATCAACCTGTATTCGGGATTATCAAGCGGCATCGCTTTGGATCCCAACACGATCAGTGCTGTATTGAATCCGACAGCTACTATACAATCACAAGCTACAACGATAGCAACTTCAGCAATCAGCAGCCTCCTGGGAGCAACGCCTTTAGGAGGAGTATTGAATTCTCTAGGACCTCTGGGTGGCATTGCCATGGGAGTCTTGTTGCAACAAGTTGGCGGAAATGCAGTAGGTAGTTTCATGTCAGAGGTATTAACAGGACAAAGGATTGCATCATCAACGTTGGCAAACAATCCTATGTTGACGCCACCTTCTATGGCGGGCAAAAGTTTCTTCGGTGAGGCTCCGATATCGCTTCCTGCAGTCGATCAGGTGTTCTGTAGGAAGATAGGAGCATTTGGAACTCCTACTGGCGGCACGGGCGTTGTTAGTTTTGGAATGCAGAATTTTGCTTCCATGGGCGGGGCATTATCTATCGCATCTGTAGTATCCAATCTAGTGACAGGATCATCTGCTATTCCATCACCTGCTACTTTTTATGGACAACAGGTAGCTACGATGACATCCGACCTCTGCAATAACATGAATGTTCCTGTAACATCCCTGATCGAGATGAGAAGATCAGACAATGCTATACCATTAATGCTTGGGATGAGTGCTGTTATGGTGGGAGAGAACTTCTCTCCTTTCGG